CCAAATTTTGATTCACTTGGTTCATTGGAGATTTCTGGTGCTTTTATAGATGAGGTGAACCAATGTACAGAAAAAGCAAAGAATGTTGTTGCCTCAAGGATAAGATACAAGCTATCAGAGTATAAACTACGACCAAAAGTGCTTATGTCGTGCAACCCTGCTAAAAACTGGGTTTATGACTTTTATAAACAAGATAGAGATGACACTTTAGCCGACCACAAGAAGTTTGTACAGGCTAAATTAGTAGATAACCCTCATATTTCTGAATTTTACGAAGAACAGCTTAGAAGATTAGACCCTGTTTCGAGAGAAAGGCTTTTACATGGTAACTGGGAGTATGATTCTGGTGAAGATAGGCTTTTTGACTACGAGGCACTGTTAAATATGTTTACTAACTCATCTGTTTCGTCAGAAGGTGCAGAAAAGTACCTTTCTTGCGATGTTGCCCTGCTTGGTAGCGATAAATTAGTGATTTGCGTATGGAATGGCATGATTGTAGAAGAAATAATCACAAAAGACAAGACATCTGCCGATAATGTAGAGAAAATCATAAGAAATCTAGCAGAAAAGCATCAAATCAACAAAAAAAACATCATAATTGATAGTGATGGAGTAGGTCAATACCTCTCTCACTACATGAAAGGTGTTGTTCCTTTTGTGAATAATGCCAAACCAATGAACAAGGAGAACTTTGTTAATTTAAAGACACAGTGCTATTATAAACTTGCAGAACAGATAAATGTGGGTAATATCTGGATAAAATGCAACGACACAGAGCTTAGAAACAAAATTATAGAAGAATTTGAGGTTATTCGTAGAAAAAACATGGATAACGACAATAAATTAGCTATTTTATCTAAAAAAGAGATGAAAGCTGTTTTAGGACACTCACCTGACTTTGCAGATGCCTTAATGATGCGTATGAAGTACCTTTTTGGTAATGATAAAAGAATTTTAGCGTGGAGATAAAAAAACTTGCTTTTTGTTCCATAAAGTTCCAAACTATATTCGTTATATTGTAAGATGGCTTTTGAACTTGAAATATATTATCTAAACAATGAGCATTCAAGTATTGTGAATGATTATATAGATGAGGTTTATCAATTAGTTCATGAAGCTACATTTTTTACAGAGGATTACAAAAATTTTGAGGACTTAATACAGAATGTCGTATCTTATCATAATGGTTTAGGTGAGTATGTGGCAGAAGGTAGTGTTGATAGAAGAGAATGGTATACATCTCTGCCTAATAATTTATATTGGGTTAGTAAAGGGTTTTTTTCAAACTTGTCACAGTATCAAGATAAAGATATTGCTGAGCATGAACAAAAATTGTTATATTTGACAGTAGATGTTTTAGACAGATTAAACGATTGTATGGAAAAACTGCCTTTAACGCAAGGAGAGATGAACATAAACCTAAATTAATGAAAGAAGTCGAAATTAGTGGTAAGAAGGTGAATATACCTGAAACCTGGTTAGATATAAATTGGTCTACGTTTTTAAAGTTTACTAAAATTATAAAATCGTATGATGAAAAGTTAAAAAAACAAGAAGAGTCTGATTCTGACAAAGAATATCAAGAGGTTCTCTTAAATTTAGATTTTAACACTAAAATTTTATCATTTTGGACTGGATGTACCATAGAAGAGGTTTCTCATTGGGATATGAAAGAGGCAAACGACATAATGAGTCAATTAGCGTTTGTAAATCAAGAGTATGTGCCAATAGACATAAAGTCTTTTACGATAGGAGAAGAAAAGTTCTTTTTACCAAAAGATTTAATGAGAAAATCATCCTTTGGTAGATATATTGAGGCTGAACAGCTAGAAATACAGTCTAGTATGATAGACCAAGGCAAAATTGAGTATATGCCTAGACAGATTGCAATTCTTTGTAAAAAAGAGGGTGAAGAAGAGAAATTAGATGACGATGTCATCGACAAACGAGCTAAAATGTTCGAACAATTAGATATGGCAACAATTTGGGATGTCGCTTTTTTTTTGAACAAGTTAGAACAAGGATTGCTGACGAGTTTCCTAACCTCTCAGGTGGTGGAGGAAGTAATGCAGCAAAGAGAGCAGCAAAAAGCACAATAGATGGTTATGGCTGGTTAAATTCTGTTTATCGAATAGCACAAGACGGAATTTTTACAAAAGGCAACGAATCTGCTGTTCAATCTGTTCTTGATGCTAAATTAGATGAGATTTTAACGTATCTCTCTTGGCAAAACGCAGTTAGTAAGTTTGATGAGATAATGTCAGAGATACATAAAAAACAACAGAAATAATGTCTACAACTTTAACACAATTAGTAAATAATATGAATACCTGTGCAACTAGTGCAGGTTTTAATTCATTTAAGTTTGGTAATACATCACACATAAACTTTGACCACAACATACCATACGACTTACTTAACTTTCAATACCCAACATCAAGCATAATAGATATAAACAATGGTTTGCAAGTATTTGATTGCATAATTACAGCCTACAGACCAATATCTAAAGCAAACACTACAGGAGTAGAGATAACTGACAATGTTCATGTTATCATGACTGCCTTAGAAAAAAGAATATTAAAACTTTTAGGCTGTTTAGGTTCTGCAAGTAATTGTCAAGATGTTATTCCAAGAGAATCAATACAATTTATAAGACAAAAAAACACACATAACGATAGATTGGTTAGTGTTAGTTGTAATTTTAGTATAGAACTATTTTATGATTGTGTAGAGTTTGATTGTTCAAACTTTCCACCTACAGCTACACCAGATAGTTATGATTGTATTAACAACGAGTGCGTAGACCCTGGTGATGGTTCTGGTACTTACGCTACTTTAGCAGAGTGCGAAGCAGCAGGATGTGAAAGCTAATGAAGAGTATATACGAAAAAATAGGGAACAAGATACAGCGTGAGCTTAAAAGAGAATTAGCTAGACAGCGTACTTTTAGTTTAAAATCAGGTAAGTCTCCAATTAATAATACAGGTGCTTTAAGCAACAGTATGATTAACGAAATTACATTTGGGGATGTAGACACAATAAGAGTAAAAGGTTTAGACTACGGTAAGTTTTTAAATGATGGTTACGGAACACCTTTTACATCTAATAGTGGTGTAGGAGCAAATCCAGGAAGTAATTATATAAGAGGTTTACAAAATTGGTTAGTAACTAAAAAAGGTTTAGACCCAAAGGAAGCATTGAAAAAGGCTTTTGCAATAGCGAAGTCAAGAGAAAACAAACAATCACCACATCCAAAAGTAAAAGGTTGGATTGATAAAGCAAGTAAAAAAATAGATGAAAATTTATCATCTTTTTTACAAAACGAAATAGACCTAACTATTCAAGGAAGAGTAGATAGGATTTTAAATATAACAATATAATATGGCAAGTCCAACAATATCTATAACACAAAACCTAGACAGACAGTTTTATGCTGCCTACAGACCTATTTTATGTCAAGTAGAAGATTTAGATGGTAATGCTGCGTATATGACAGCAACCATAGAAAGACAAGCTGGTTTTAACAGTAATGTTTATCAAAGCACAGGAATCACTCTTAATGCTTACGAAGATAACGACCAACCTTTTCACTACACATTTAACCTTATGGGTTACGTTAGAGAGCTTTTAAATTCTGGTGGATGGTCTAGGTTCACACAAATAGTAAGACCAGGTGTAGAAGAAACAGGATATAAGTTTAGAATTAGAATACACGCAAATAGATATAGTGATACTGCTGATGCTCCTTTAGTTGTAGATTATGATGATGTAGAATATAGTTTTTCTTTTTACGCATTAAACACTACAACAAACATACAGCAAAGATTAGGAAACACTACAGCAGTAGGTAACCTTCCTTTTGATTTCCCAAGTATTGATAGACTAATATTAGGTAGTAATAGAGAAGCAAACTATCAGGACATGAGCATAAAGCTAAGTCAAAACTCACCACAATACATAGAAACAGGTACTTTCTACAATACATCTCTCTTATCATTAATAGCATCAAAGACATATACCATAAATATGTCAGACTCTCGCAATGATGCCATTTATCAACCTGTTGGTCTAAGCAAAGGGTATTGGAATGAGTTTTGGCTTTCTTTTTACACAATGGACTCAAATGGCAATGCAAATCAAATTGCAACTACTTTTGTTACTGGTATTTCACAATTATATAAAATAGCAGCACATCCTGTAAGACTAAACTCACAAATTATTTCATTAGGTGGTAATCCAGGTAATAGTATTATTGATGCAAGTGGTAATTTAGTAGCTGCTGGTGCTATAATAATTCCTTTTGTAAGGAACAGCGTTTTAGGTACACAAAAATATTTAGCTTTACCAGGAAGTTACTATAGTGGTAATAACTATACTGTTGATGCACACCTTTTAGACTTTAGTGATGTGCCTGATAATGGCAAGTGTAATAGAAATAAGTTTGTATTTAGAACCTCATCTGGTTCTTTTGATTGGATAAATTTATATGGTACAGAAAGCAAAGAAACTTCTTTTAGCTCTGTAGTATACGATAGATTTGCAGACATTGGATTTGGAATACAAGGGAACTCTTTACACACTAGGTCTGTTTTACACAATGACAGAGAAGATGTGTTTACAATTACATCTCAACCAATAAGTAAAGAGGTTGGATTGCACGTTGAAGAGCTTATAACAAGCACTATGGTTTGGATAGAAAAAGAACACTATATAAATCATGGCATGAACAATGAAATGAATAATGGTAACTTAGTACCTATATTGATAAATCCAGGTAGCTTTGAAATTTATAGTACAGAAAACAATATGTACTTTGTAGAGTTTAGTTACACTTATTCTGAAAAAATAACAATGCAAAAAGCATAACATGGCAAATATTAGTTACGAAGCAAATAACTGTGTTTTAGAAATAGGTACAACTGTAGGTTCAAGAGAAATATCTTCTCAACAACAGGTTGGTACTGAAACAATAACTAAATATGAAGGCTGTGTAGATATAAATGATAGTAAAGATGAAGGATTTAATGATGGACAAGGTAATATTGGGCAAAGAGTTGTTTATACTGGTAACGTACCAACTGTTGCTAGTAATTTAGGGGGAACACTTCAAGAGTGTTATGGTGTAGGTAACATACAAACACAAGGATGTGCTTTAACATATTTAAACACTTTTAATAATAACTCTTTTCAGCCAGGTAGCAATCAAGATGATGACAAGTTAATTGTTTTAAGTTTATATGATAACAATTTAGTTCCAATTAATATGCCTAGTATAAATCCAGCAATAACAGCAGGAGGTGCTAGGTACGAGCCACAGAATGGCGTAAACAACTCACATAATCCACAAGGTAGAGCAATATACTTTGTAAATAACGACCAAACTTCTGGAACAGGTGCTAATGTTACAGATAGAGAGGTTACTTGTTTCGACATAGTTCACGACTTTGCAAATAATAACATACTTTTAAGAGGTAATGGTTCAGATAGAATTGTAGACTACACAACACAATGTAATCAACTTTGGATAAAACCTGAAAGTCATTCTTACTATATATCTGCTTATAAACATTCAGGTGCTTGGGATAGTTCAGGAGGCTCTAACAACCCTTTTTATTGGGTTGGTGGTAGCATTAAGGCAAAAACACATATAGGCTCTTACGAAGGCTCTATTTACAGAAACCCAGCTTTAGGCACTAAGATTAATGACTGTTTTAACAGTGATGGCTTGTTAGGCATAAGTAGTCAGGCTTTTGGTATAGGTGCTGGACTTGAAAGTGCCGACCAATATGAGGTTAGAATATCTGT